CTAATATCTTTACTATATTTTTGGTCTTTAGAGTTAAACTTAAAACTATCTGGATCATTAAATAGATCTTTAATAGTTGGGTTTATTGCCATTATTCTGGTTTGTTATCTACGTATTTAGTAATAGGGAAATCATCTAATACTGATGGAGTAGGTTTCCCATCAATATTTGGATTGCCATTAAGTGAATACTCATTGTGTAATTTAGAATTAGCTAATTTATCTAAATTATTTTGAGTTTCACCTTTTGTACTTAACGTAGATGTTACTTGTGTTCCTAAAATTGCCATAATTAATTATTTTATTTATTATAAATATTTTATGTATTGTGTTTTCTTGTATTAACTGCTAGATAAGAATCAAATCCTCTTGCAAATGTGTTCCCATCTAAATCCATTCTAATTTGTGCGTTTGATGTTCCTTTTTCAGCACCTTTCGCAACTGCATTTTCTACTCCTGTTATTAATTTATTTATTTGATTATCTGATATAGTAGCAGTAGAATTTATATTTCTTCCTCTTTGTCTATTTACTATATTAGAAATACCAGGTGCCATTATAACATCATCATTTGCTGTTCCTTGTATTAATCCTCCTTCTTGCGTTGATATAATAGGTCCTTTACCTGCTGGAATAACGGCATCACCTGCACTTCTTAATGCGGCTTTTATTCCTGTAACTGCTAGAGCTGCTACTCCTCCTGCTAATAATGGTCCTAAAAGTCCTTTTTTAAACCCAGCCCCAATTCCTTGGAATACTGCTTGCCTCATAATCTGAAAAGTTATTGCCTTTTCATTTATCTTTCTTAATATTGCAGTAGCAACCATAGTCTTTTGGTAAAATTGCATTAATTTAAAAGCGGCGGCACCAATTAATATTTGTTCATTGATTTTTAACATTTGATTTAAAAACCAAGTTAATTGCATAACTAGAGGGGTAAGTGATTGGGCTAACTGAGCAAATGAATCTTTTAGTGCTTGTTGAGCATCTAATTGTTTTAATGTCTCTATACTAACACCTGCAGCATTAGCTCTTTGTTCATCAGATAATGTAGATAATAGATCAGATTGTAATACCATATCAGCCATTTGTTGACGGCTCATACCCAATGCTCCTGCTATAGCTTCTTGTTCAATTCTATTAGCACCTGCAAATGAAGATATTATTTCTTCATTATTAGCTATTTCTTTTGTTAGTCCCTCTAAATCATTAGTTAAGGCAAAAAATCTTGCTCTTTCTAAATTTAATTGTTTACCTGTAATAACTTCAGCTTCAAATTCGGCAGCAATAGATGATTCAATATCTAATAAGCTTCCTGCAATATCATTAACTTGTTGTAAACTTAAACCTAATTTTCTTGCTTCAATTACAGCTTTCCCTATTTCAGCAGTTGAAGATCCTAAAGACACTGCAATATCACTAGATACGTTAGCAGTTTCTTCTAAAATTTGTGCTTGACTAAATGCTTCAGGTACTGATCTTGATAAGGCATCAGCTGATTCATTTAATTTTTCATTATTAATTGTTGAGAATCTAGCTAAATTTGCTGAGGTTTCAGCACTTAAACCTATTGCTTTAGTAAATTCACCTGCTGCTCTTAGAGTATTTAAAGAAAATACCTCTTTAGCATTTACTCCTAATTGATTTGTTAATTCAACTTGGGTTTTAATTAAGTCAACACCTGTAAGATATCCATCATTTATTAAAAATATCCTTCTAGGCGTTTGCCCTGTTAATCTTACAAATTCAGTTTGAGCTTCACTAAGTGCCTTAAAATTTCTAATTAAAGAAGTTATACCGGCAATAGTAAGAGTAATAGGATTTACAGCTGTATTAAAACCATTTGCTATAGCTGATGAAACACTACCTAATTGACTAATTCCCGCTTCACCTTTTTCAATAGCTTCTTGAGTTTTATTAAGCAAATCTGACATTGCTTCAGTAGCAATATCACTAAATCCAGGTATAGATCCTAATATTTGAAGAAATTGAGAAGCAGGCTTAATTTTTTTTATAGCCTTATCTCTTAATATATTACTTTTTTCTAATTCTTGATTTCCTAATTTTATAAAAAGTAATTCTTGGGCGGAAGCATCTAAATCTTTTAAACCTAGAAAAAAACTTTCTTTGTCTATATTTAATTTTTCTTGTACACCAGTAAGTTTTAATGCTGCATTTTGAATTTGCTCTTCATCACCTCTTCTAGTTGCATTTAATAACTCTTTTTGTATATCACCAACTTTTTTTTCCCTTTCAATAAAGTCGTCTACTGACTTTACCCTCTTTTCAACTGCAATAACATTATTAGCAGAAATGGTTTTTTCTCTTATTATTTCACCTTGTTTTGCTTTTGCAAGAAGATTAGCATTTTTTACTCTATCTCTTTCAAATTCACCAATTTTAGAGTAGGTTTTATCTTGACCTAATAAAGAATCTTGAATTTGTCTAGATATTTTTAAACTTGATCTATCAAGATCAGCAACTTTAGATTTAATTCCATAAACTTCTTTTAATGATTCAGTAGCATCAAATGCAATAGAGGCATCACCTTTTCTTAGAGATTGATACTCTTGTTCAAGTTGAATTAATTCTTTAAGATCCTTTTTTTCTTGTTCTCTAGCCATAATTAGGTTATGTCATATATAAATATAAAAAATGCCTACTTTTTAGTAGGCATTGAGCTATTATATACATTAGATGGGTTTATATCAGGTCTATGTACTTTTGAATCGTTTTTAAGAGTATTTGATTGTTTATTATGTGCTTCTTCTTGTTTTTTGAAATATTCTTCGATTTTTTTATAAGTAAAATTACGAAGCCAAATAGGCATAGAATAAATAGTGTGCCAATCATAACCACCATTTCCATGAAATATTATTTCATGTATTTTAGAAAATAGATTTGATCTATACTCGGGCGTCAGGCCAAAAAAAGGTAAGGTCTACTGGAATAGTGATGGCCTCCTCTACATCATCTCCATAGTATTTAAGTTCAACATCAGGTGAAATTCTACGGATTTCTTCACGTAATGATCTAGCATCTCTAGCTAATAAATAATTATCTACAAATTCTCTAATTGCTTTCTTTTCCCTATCACCATCTATTGATGTAATTGTATATTTTAATCTAGTGGTTGCTTCAGGAATTATATCTTTTCTAATTTTCTTTAAACCTTGAAGTTCTCTATCTATAGATTTTTCATCACCATGAGTTAATAATTTAAAGGTAATTGTAGTTTTAGAACTTGGCAAACTAAATTCAAATTCATTTACACCTTCTTCCATTAAATCTTTAGAATTTAGGTTTTTATCTTCTAATGTAGTTAAATCAACTGATAGTTTTTCTCCTCCATAAGAAAATTCATAATCTTTACCATAACCTAATACTCTAGCTGCTATTAGCAATGCATTTTTATCACCAGTAATTATATCATTATAATTTATTTTAGATACTATTAGTGATTCTAATAATTTATCTAATACGATGCCTTTATTAATGTAATTAGTATTAGTTAAAATATCTTCTTCTTTAGCAGTCATATATTTCATTTCCAATTTACCTGATGATAATGGATTATCCTTAGGATATATTAATCCTTTAGATGGTAATTCAACAACTTCGGTTGGGAATTTAAATTTTGATTCTGTAACTTTTTCTTCCATACTTTTAAAACTTATTTTTTTACGGATATAAATATATAAAAAAGAAAAATGGTGCCAAAATAGGCACCATTCTCAAAGGTATGGAGGGTTGGGTAATTAAAAGTTTAATATACAATAATCCATTGCAATAGTGATATCTAAGTTGATAGCTGCGTCAGCTGACCAATCATACTCACCAAATGTAGCAGTTTTAACGTAAGCTCCTTTGATAACCCATTCGCTTACTACGTCTCCTACTGGACCTAATATATCTAATGTTAAATCTTTTTTATAGAAATCTGAATATCCATCTCTACCAGTTACACTCTCGTGTGCTAATCTTGCCCATTCCATTATAGCTTGAGCTCCTGATGGAGTTACTGGATCATATAGACCTAAAGTCATATCATTCCATCTAACTTTTCCTTTCACTTTTCTATACACATTCATGTGATCAAGAATGATTTCACCTGCTTCAAATCCAGGTGCTGTAGCATTTTTAATTAAGTATGCTGGTACACCGTCTACGTATAGTATAAATCTATTTTGAACTTTTGGTTCAAAGGCGGTGAACATTATTTCGTTAGGGTCTAATACTGCCATTTTCTATTGTTTATTATAAATATTGCCTTTTTAATTTTTTAGAATTCAACTCCCGTTGGTGTTACATTAAAGTCTAATACTATGTATTCAGCTGTTTTAGTTGGTTGAATAAATATTTGTCCTACCATTTGATTTCTATCAATTACTTCAGCTGTATTGTTTGTATCATCCATTACTACTCTATAAGAATATAATCCTTGTCTTTGTTGTATTGATTCTAAGTATGGGTTTACTTGATTTACAAATCTATTTCTAGTTGCTGCTGTATTTTGCTCAAATAATAATGTATTTCCAATATTACCAACTGTTCTTTTTAACTCTATTAGTAATCTTCTAACATTTACTCTATCTAAAGCAGTAGCTGCAGTTTGTAATGTTTTCTGACCAAATACTACTGTTCCGTTTCCTGGGAATTGAGCGATTGGATTAACTTTTCCTAAATATAATTTATCTCTATCTGCTGGAGATAATTTTCTTTCTGTGGTAATTACTCCGCCTACACCACCTCTGTTAAATCCTGCTGGAGCGAACCATTCAGCGCCTATTCTATCGTTTGTAGCGTAAACTCCTGGTATTACTGTTGAAGCTGGTACCCAAACTAGTTTACCAGTTTCGGTTCCTAATACTTGAACCCAAGGCCAATAAGTAGCAGTATAACTTGAATCAACTGATGATGCATTGGTTACTACTTGATTTAGTGTTGAACCATAATCTCTTGTATCAATTACTGCAATAGCATCACCTCTTTGTGTAACACAATCAATTGCTGCATTTGTAGCAGCTGATCCATTTTGGATTGTTACACCTGGTATAGATAATATTTCAAAATCATATTCGTCAGTGTTTTGTAGTAGATTTAATGATGCTGTATAGTAAGCTCCTTCTAATCCTTGGATTGAAGAAACATCTATTTCATCATACATTTTTAACCTTGTATTTCCATTAGCACCTAATCCATATACATTACCTGTACCACCCGTCATTGCTCCCTGGTTTGAACCACTGCCTATTTGAGGTAATGATGAAGTGTATTCTGATTTAAAGTTACCATCATTATCTAAATAATCTAATGTTGGTGAACCTACTGAAGATACTCTTACGAAACGGCTGTTATTAATGTAAGATCCAGTAACTTGTATAAATCTATTTCCATCAGCATCAGTATCAAAATTTCTCTTTTGATTACCAATTACTACTTCAATATAATTTGGTGAATTTGGATCTAATGATAAATCTGTCCAAGATTCTAATATTGTTTTTCTATTTGTAGTATCATCTCCTCTTCTAACTAATAGATTAAATGTACCACTTCCTGAATCAACATTTGCAATTTCATATCTTACATTTTCTGTTGAACCACTTACTAATGAACCACTTGTAGATACACTACCTGAGTTATTCATTATAGCACCTTCTGATAAGGTTTCTAATGTAAATGATGCAGAATCAGCATGCATAATTGCTCTTACATCTGTGCTTGCAGGTGCAAATCCACCTGAAACAATCCTAGTAACGATTGCAGTCTCACCTCCTTGTTGGAAGTAATTATTAATTGAAATGTTAGTTAGATATTCATATTTTATACTTGCGCTTGTAAATGATCCACCAAATCTATTTATATAATCACTATATGAAGTAACTACTGTTGGGACATTTACTGGACCTTTTACTGTAGGTCCTAGCACTGCTAGTCCTGCTACTACAGGTCCTTGAGTAACAAGTGATTGATCGTTTTCACGTGTTAATACTCCTGGGGATAATAGTGTTTCAGCCATTTTAATAATTTGTTTTTATCAATAATAAATATATAGGAAAGTTTTAAAAATATTATTCATTATTGGTTATTGCACCTGTTTTTAAATCAATTTGTGCATTACCATATTTTTCTTTTAATTTATCTCCTATTTCTTTTTCTTTTAAAAGAAGTTGATTATATCTTGTTTTTAAGACATCTTCTTCTTCGTTAATATTTAATTTTCTTAATGTTAATTGTCCTAATTGATAGGTTATAACACTAATGTTTTGTTGGAAGTTTTCTAATTCCTTTAACTCTTCCTCAGTTACCTTTGTTTGTTGTATTGACATAACGTTTTATTTAATATAAATATTTAAGATATTTACGAAAACAAAAAAAGAGAACAAATGTTCTCTTTCTTTAATATTATACATTAAATATTTTACATACTATGGAAATTAGCTGGTCCTCTATATCTATAAGAGTTTTGAGCTGTGTTACCATATGATGTGTGTTCTCCAGCTGTCCAAGATTGTCCTGGTCTTATTTGGAAAGATTGGTGTTGGTAATATCCACCTTGTCCTGTAGGACCATTTCTAGGCATTCCATGACCATATAGAGTTGGTGTTCCTGCTAAATATTGGAATGTGTTAAATGCTGTTGGGTTTGATGGGTTAGTTAATAAATACCATCTAGTATTTACATTTCCATCAACTTGGGATGATTGGTTGTAATAAGCTCTATATCTCATATCAGCCCATGAACCATTTGTATTGTCGTAAATATCAGCGTTTGGTTCAACAGCATAAGCATTTTCTTGTGCATCACCAAAACCAGTAGTTAATGTCATTGAAGCATTAGCATTCATACCACTTTTTTGTACTGTCCAACCATAATTGTTTCCAGAACCTTGAACATTAAGGGCATTATAAGGGCCCTGAGCACTTATACTTTGTTGAGGAGTATGATTATATCTATATCCAATTCTTGAACCATTGGTAAAGTTTACTGTTGCCGTACCTCCTTGGTCGGAAGTACCGGATCTAGTAGAAGGTCCTAATTGAGCTTGGTAATAAGTTTGAGTTCTTCCTACAAAGGTTGCTTGGGTTACTGTATAAGTATATTGTGGTAAAGTACTAAAGGTTGTTTTAGTTCCATATGTTCTACCTGCTTCATTTTCTGCCCATGCAACAAACGTATGTGTAGTATTAACACTTAATCCTGATATACCACTACTAAAACTTCCTTCTCCTGAACCTGTTGATGTTTCAGTACCACTAGATTCAACAGTTGCTTGTGATTGGTTACCAGACATATATTTAAATCCTCTAGAAGTTACACCTCCTGTAGCACTAACACTACCATTTAATGTAGCTGATGTAGAACCTATACTACTAGCGGCACTAGTTGTAACTGTTTCTGGTGGTGCTTGGTTTTGGAAGCTATAAAATTCTCCCATATTATCAGGAGAAGTCATTTCTGCTAATAGAGCTAATTGATGTAAAGAAATGTTACTTCCTGTAACATTACCATGCATCTCAAAGTTTATTGATTTGTTATCTTCTGTTCCTCTTAAAAATAATGATCCGGATCCTACTATTGGCATAATTTATAAATTTATTCTGGGGTTGATATTGTTATTAAAGATAATGAGACGAATAATTCTTCATTTATATGGCAGTAATTTACAATTTCTTCTATAGAAGCTGTTGAGACATTAGGCATATAAGATACTTCAATATTAAATGTTCCATTTTGAATATTATTTTCATAATCAAATTGACTATTATATATATTATATTCTGCCCCTACATATGGGATACTACCTGTATCTGCTCCATTATCAAATTGTTCTTGAGTTAGAATAGGAGGAACTGTAACTACAGAAGATATAAGTTCCTCTGATCCACTTTCACCTGATATTAATTCTGTTTTATTTGAACTGGAGACAAATTGTACCCAAGCATTACTAGCATCCTCAAAGGACCCTGTTAAAATATATATGTTAGCCATATTTAATTATTTTCTAAGTTTTTAACTCTTTCAGATAATTCTTTTACTGCTTGGATTAGTACTGCTGTTAATTTATCATATTTTACAGCTTTATACCCATTTTCTCTATCTGATACTAATTCAGGTAATACTTTTTCAACATCTTGTGCTTTTACCCCTATATCTTTCATATCACCATATACATGGATGTCTTCCATAGGAACCCAATTAAAAGTATATCCTGTTATTTGTTCTACTTTTTCAACGGCACTTCCAATTTCTTCAAAGTTTTCTTTTAATCTTTCATCTGAAGTTGAAAATGCTACTACATCATTTGTTGCTAATATAGCTCCAGCAACCCCTGAAGGGGCAGTATTAATACCTAAACTACTGAATTGTGCTGTTGAACTGGCACTTACAGCACCAATTACATTTGTACTACCAGTAATACTTAAAGATCCAGATAACATACTACTACCTGAAACATTAAATGAACCTGAGTTGAAAATAGATCCTGTTATTTGTTGAATGTCTGCTGCATCATTACCGAATACATTTGATCCTGAGGTAATAATTGTTGAAGCTGATTCAAATATTTGATACACAAATGTACCTGTGTCTGCTGTTATTGTAGTAGCTGTAATATCATCAAAAGTTACATCTGATGTTGTAGCTACTGCTTGGCCTATAGAAACTGTAGTTCCTACTACAGTAACACCAGTACCAGCAAGGGGTGCTACATTTGTTAACTGTCCACCATCTCCTTCAAACGATCCACTAAAGTGACCAGAACCTGTAGTGTGTACTGTTGGGTTATCTATTCTCATTCTATTTTTTAATTATAAGGGGTTATAAATTTTGTCGTTAATAAATATTTAATTTTATTAAAAAAATTAAACTTTTACAATAATATGACCATTAAAGTTATCTGTAAAATTAACAGTTATTGTTCTATTGTTGTTTGATATTATACTTTCAGGAACTACTACTTGAGCTCCATTACTACCCGTTTCCCATACTGTAACTTCTGGGTAGTTTTCATTTAAAGAATGAGATACTACATATGATCCCGTACTTTCTAATATATCTTTACGATAAGAAAATGATTCACTTAAAAAACTTAAGTTATTATCCATTTCTCCAATGGTTAATTTTCTACCTAATGATGATCTTAATGTTAAACTTCCTGTTGGCATTTCTTGTATATATTATAAATATTAAAATTTTTCTATTTAGTTTGGGTTTTTATTTAAGCAAATGCAAAATAGAGATAACTACCACCTGAACTATTAAAAGTACCATCTGTTGTGTTTATTGTAAAACTATTAGTTCCAAATGTTAGTCCGTTGGTACAATTAAAGTCTCTTTCATTTAGATCAGAGGTTGCGTCTAAAAATGCATCATTATTAGTAGCAGCATGCCTTACAGTATCTGCTATTAACCACCTATCACCACCCGGGCTATATTTTGCAACCATTATCCATCTAGCTTGAAATCCTAAAGTTACTTCTAATCCTGTATTACCTGTACCAGTATATGATCCAAACTTACTATATCCATCTACTGAATGGAAACAATATGCTAACCAATTATAGCTAGTATTTGTCCAATTAGTTTCAAAAGTTGAACTATTTACTACCCACGCTAGATCAGTATTAGCTCCACTAGTATCAAACCTTATAGATTTATTACTTGGTAAATCTTTATGGTAAATATACCAAGATGAAGATGTATTTCTAGGCCTCTGTATAATAAATTCTGGTGCAGATGAAAGCCCATGTCCAGTAGTTTGAGTGGCACTACTTCCACCTGTCCAAGTCACAATACTAAAACCTGCTGTTTCATTTACTTGTACTGTAGTATTTACGTCCCCCTCTGTATTTGTACTCGTAGTTCCACCGTTTGCTTTCCAACACCACGCTACATAGTCTTCTCCAGTCATATTTACTGAGTTGTCACTACCTAAAGCAAATCCGTCAGAATTAAAAGAATTAAACCTATTTGTATCAGGTCCCATTTCTGAAAGATTCATATTAGTATATAATCTATATGCTGCACCTCTATTTGAATCCATTATATAGTGATTATCTTGTTGTGTTCTTGATCTCAACCAAACAAAATCAGGTTGAAACCCTACACCACTAATAGTTTGTGAACTACTATTACCAGAATATATTACAGGTTTAAAATGTTCAGAAGGAGTTATAGTAGATAACATACCTGTATCTCCTAAATAAGCTTGAGCTAATTCAGTATTGCCTTTGTATATTTTTGATACTTCTGTAGAACCTAAATAAATTGGTGCCATATTATATTATGTTACAAAATAAATTGTATTACTGTCATATGATCCTAAAGCGTCGTACTGTGCTTGGGATCCTGCCCAATAACTTAATCCTGAACTATCTCTATTATTTAATGATTGTGATGCTATTAGATTAGCTGAGCCTGTAACACTTAAAGAACCAGATGTCATTAATGAACCTGTTCTTTCATGTATATCACTTGTATCATCCCCAAATTTGGTTGAACCACTTGAATAAATTATTGAAGATGTTTCATAAACTGATTCTAAAAATACAATTGATGCTGTACCTTCTACTCTTATAGAAGAAGCTGTCATATTAAGACCATATGAAGCTGTTGTAGAAGTATTAGCAAAGGAAGCAGTTACTACATGGGATGCTGTTGTTGCAAAGTTTGCTATTGAGGCCGTTCCTATAGTGTGTGATGCTGATGTAGAGGTATTTGCTATTGAGGCTGTTCCTGTAGTTGTAATAGCAGTAGTAGCTAAAGTAGTTACAGAAGATGATTCTGCAAATGAAGCACTAGTAACTACACCATTAAAATATGATGCTGTTTCTGCTAATGAAGAAGATGTTGCACTACCACTTAATGATCCTGTAAATGTGTTAGCATTAATATAAGTACTAAAGATACTACCTGTTACAGTCATATCTCCATCAGAATTTATAGCTATACCAGCAAAATAACTTTCAGCATAATCATCTACATAGCTATTATCTGAATGTACTGTTAAAGTACCTTGCATTTCACCTGAACCAGTAAATGGAAAAGGGTTTACATTTAAACTTGAAGCATCACCTACAAAAGATCCACTAAATGAGCCACTAAATATTCCATCACCTGTCGATGAATACGATGCCGAAGTAGCGTTATTTGCAAATGAGGCAGTACCTGTGGTGTGTGAGGATGTTATTGCGCTATTTGCAAATGAGGCAGTGCCTGCTGTGTGTGAGGCTGTTATCGCTGTTAAAGCATGAGATGCTGTTGTTGGGACATTTGTAGCATGGGAAGCTGTTATTGCAAAACTTGAAGTACCTGTTAATTGAGTTCCTTCACTAAGTGTTATATTACCACTTACTAATAATGAACCTGTTCTTTCATGAGTATCATCTGAAGTATCACCAAATTTAGTTGAACCACTAGAGTAAATTACTGAAGCAGTTTCATATATTGTTTCTAAATGTCCTATGGAAGCCGATGTAAGATAAGCGGCAGAAGCAGTAAGATTGCCTTCTATATAAGCAGACGATAAAGATGCGTCAGATGCACTGACGATTATTTTTTTCCAATTTGGCATATACTCGTTATTATGGTTGGTTACTCAATGAGCCCACTTCCTTTTCAGGCCAATAATACTCTAATATAAATATATAAAGATTAAGATAAGATGCTTAGCACCTTTTGTAGTTTTAAAGTAAGATTGTATACTAATTCTACACTATCTCCTTTAAAATTTGAATTTTTAATTAAATGTAATAAAACTTTAGTTTCTTCCTCATTTAAAGATAAATCTTCAATTGTATTTTTTACTTTACGTTTAATTTTATTAGATGAAGCTGCCTTTTGGGCAGCTTCTCTGTTTTTTAATTTATCAATTAAACCCATAACTTTTTTAAACATTTTTTATACATAAATGTACGCTTCATCATTGCTGGTATCAACTAATATTGTACCTTTACCTGATGTTCCACCATATGTTGGTGCCGTACTTGGAGCTCCTGCATTTTCTTGGATAACTCCTACAAATGCGTCTGGTGTTATTACTGAAGCAGTATCATTTAAGTTTGATTCGAATGCCCATCTATTTGCGCTTGAATCATAAGCAAATGCTTTACCTTTACCATCTGGATCATCATCTATTTGATTAACAATTATACCACCATCAATCGCACCGTTTGAACCTGATGCCAATATAATAAATTGATCTTCAACTGCCAAACTAGAGGCACTAACTATTGATCCATCTACTACTAAATCACCGGCAATTGTTGCGTTATTGGTAACTGTTAAATTTCTTCCAATTGTTATATCTTGTGGTAATCCAACTGTTACTTTAACATCAGTCCCTACTTTTGTAACTGCTGTTTCAATTTCTTGTGCAGTACCAATTATTTGTAGATCGTCTGCTGTTAAACTAACATTTTGTGTTCCAGTATCACCATCTACTGTTAAACTTGTAGCAATTCCTGTTAAATCTGAACCGTCACCTTGGAATGATCCACTAAATGAACCACTAAATAATCCATCACCACTTGATGCAAATGAAGCACTTCTAGCTGATGAAGCTAAATCAGCGAATGATGCTGTTCCAAATGTATGTGAAGCACTTGTAGCTGTATCAGCAATACTTGCTGTAGCTGTTGAACTTAATGTTGAAGCTAAATCAGCTATTGAGGCACTTGTAGCTCTTGTAGCATTAGAAGCGGAAACTCCCATTCCACCAACCATTGCGGCTGCAACTCCGGCAGTAGTACTAGTAAAGTATAATTTTACATTATTAGCATCAATACTTTCAATTCTTGCTGGGATTAATTGATCACCTGCAGAATCATAAGCTTGAACAATCGGGTATACTTCATTTAAATTATGTTCAAATGACCATGTAGAAGCTGCTACTGATTGGTTTAATTTTTTAGTTGAACCTGTTCCAAAGAAATCACCAAATATAAAATCTTTAGATGCATTTAATGCTAATCCTTGTCCTTCTAACCCTTGTGTAGTTGGAAAAGCGGCACCTGCTATAATTGCTGAAGCTGATGTTGCTGTTACAGCGTGTGATGCTGTTGTAGCGCTATCTGCTTGTGAAGCTGTTACGGTTGGTGCTAAACTATTAGCTCTTGTAGCAATTGATGCTGTTACGGCAACTGTATTTGGTAAACCTAATGTTACTTTAACATCAGTACCAACTTTTGTTACTGCTGTTTCTAACTCATTTGCAGTTCCAATAATTTGTAAATCATCAGCAACTAGATCTACATCTTGTGTTCCTGTATCACCATCTACTGTTAATTGAGTAGCTAATCCTGTTAATCCAGAACCATCACCTTCAAATGAACCACTTATTGTTCCATTTGATTGTTTTAAACTTCCCGAAAGTGTAAAACTTCCTGATTGTTTTAATGAACCTGTAATTTGTTGAATATCTGCTTGATCATTACCAAAGATATTTGATCCTGAAGTAATTATTGTAGAAGATGATTCATATACTTGTAATACAAATGTACCTGTAGTTGCGCTAATAGCTGTTAACCCTGTTAATGATGCTATTGTAGCTCCTAATTCTACTTCTGATGCACCAATTGTTACACTATCATTTACTAATTTATCATTTGCAATAGTACCTGCTGCAATTTTTGCATTTGTAATATTACCATCATGTACAGTACCTGCTAAATCAGCATATGATGCTGTTGCTGTTGCACTTAGTGTTGAAGCTAAGGCTGCAATTGAAGCACTTGTAGCTGTTCTAGCATCTGAAGCTAAATCGGCAAATGAGGCTGTAGCGTTTGCACTTAGAGTAGTTGCTCTTGCTGCAACTGATGCACTATCAGCTGTTCTAGCATCTGAAGCTAGATCTGCAAATGAAGCTGTTGCTAAATTGCTTAATAAAGTTGCTCTGCCTGCTACTGAAGCACTATCTGCTGTTCTTGAGGTTCCAGCTTGTGTTGCAAAAGATGATGAAACAGCTGTTAATGCATGTGACGCCGTATCGGGTACATTTAATGCATGTGATGCTGTTGTTGCAAAGTTTGCTATTGAAGCTGTTCCTGCTGTATGAGATGCTGTTGTGGCCGTATCAGCGATTGAAGCTGTTGCTTCAGGGCTTAAAGTAGTTGCTCTCGCAGCTACTGAGGCTGATGCTATCGTTTGTGATCCTGATAAATACCCACTATCATTAAGTAGTTGGGATATATCGGAACCCGATACGACTATCTTTTTCCATTCTGCCATTGTAATTTTTTTATTTTAGGGTTATCTTGGTAATATTTTATCTATTAATAAATATTTAACTCCCTACAAAAAGGGAAGAAGCACTATAAATAAGTGCACCACTTACTGCTGTTGCATCTCCTTGATAGGGGGATAGTACTAAAAGTCCTTCATTATTAACTTTTATACTACCACTTGCATTTTTTACTAATAAAAGATCCTCATCTAATGATGAAGAAACTTCTAACTTGGCTGAAGCTGAAACTGTTCCTACACCTACTCTACCCGATTCTTTAGAAATGAGTAAAATAGTATCTTCACTGCCAGTGACAGCAAATTCTAGATCTTCTGTGTTATTTACTGTCCTTAATACTACTGATCCTGTTATGTCATACCCATCAGCTGTAAAGTAAATAGATCCAGAAGCAGGAACTATTCTTACATTCTTAGCCATCTATTTTTTTCTTAAGTAAATCTACTTCTTGTTTTAATTCTTTTATTCCCTCTATTAATACTGAAACTAGTTTATCGTATTTTACAGCTTTATATCCATTTTCTCTATCTGATACAATTTCAGGAAATACTTTTTCTACTTCTTGTGCTATTACTCCTATATCATGTCCTGAATGAACATGGATTCCTTCCATTGGGATCCAATCATATTCATATCCCGAAATTTGGATAATTTTATCTAATGGATTTTCTATTAAAGTTATATTTTCTTTTAATCTTTCATCTGAAGAAGCAAATGCTACAACATCATTTGATGCTAATATTGCACCTATAACACCTGAAGCTGCTGTTCCTACTCCTAAACTACCAGAAATTTCTATACTACCTGTAGTTACATTACTACCACTGTGTAATAAACTTCCTGTTAATGCTGTACTACCAGTTACTCTTAATGCTAAAGTTGAACTTCCCGTTATTAATAATGAACCTGATATATCTCCTGAACCTGTAAATGGGAAAGGATCTACTCCTGATAAATTGGAACCATCTCCTTGGTATGAACCACTAAATGAACCTGAACCTGCTCTAGCTAAAGTAGCTGTATCAGCAAAAGAAGCAGTAGCGGTTTGTGCTAATGTATTTGCTATATTTGCTACTGAAGCTGTACCTGCTATTGATGCTATAGAAGCACTTGTAGTAGTATCAGAAAATGATGCTGTTATAATATGAGATGCCGTAGTAGCAGTATCAGCAATTGAAGCTGTACCTATTAAATTTCCTAAAATTGAACCAGTAAAGGATCCTGAGATTGAAGAACCTGATATAGAGCCTGAAATTCCCAAAGAACCTGTAATATTAATTGAACTTGTAAATGATGAATTTGAGGCACTAACTTGTAAAATATTATTAGCATAATTTAATCCTAAACTAGCACTTAATACATCTGTACCACCCGTATATAATAAAATTGATCCTGTACTTCCACCTGTTACATTAAGTGGACCAGAAGTTCCTGAAGATCCATTAGTTCCTGAGGTACCTGATGTACCTACATCACCAGTTCTTGAAAATTGAATTGAAAGTTTATTACCATTAGTTGGTAAAACTCCTGTTATATAACTTACAGGTATTTTATAATAACCTGTTGCTGCTGTTACAGCACCTGTTATATTAAAAGAGTTTACAACTGTTCCTGTATCTCTACTAGTTATAATAACTTGACCATAATTAGTAGTATTTGTTGAATCATCCCAAGTAGCATACCAAGCAGTTTGGTCTGTACCTCTTTGGTCTAAATTATCTATATAAATAAAAGATGTAGTACCAATGGTTGCACTATTATATTTTATTTCCCCATTTCCTGGGTCAGCATCTCCAGTATTATTATCAAAGTTATATTCTACTCCACCTTTTTCTCCACTTGTTCCTGATGAACCTGATGAACCACTTGTTCCTGAGGTACCATTTGTCCCAGAAGTTCCAGAAGAACCTGAGCTACCTGAACTACCCGATGAACCGTCTGTACCTGTAGTACCACTTGAACCACTTGAACCAGAAGTACCTGATGAACCACTTGTTCCTGATGTGCCGGATGTACCAGAGGTTGAATTTCTTCTTGTAAATTTTACATCTCCACTACCTGTATCATATGCTAATAAAAATTCAAAACCAGAACCAGTTTCTGCTAAACTACCACTTTTTAATGATAAACTACCTGTAATTCCTACAGAACCAGTTACATAGATATCATTATTTGCTATTCCAGATACAGCATCAATTATTCTTAGGGCATGTTCTGCCTTAATGACACTACCACTCGCTATACCTGATGTACTTATTGTTGAAGCCATTAATATTTTTTTTACTTAGGATTATTCCCTAATAAATATTAACTAATTCTACGAGTAATACCTTTTATTACGGTTTTAGGTAATATTTTTTTAGTGCATTCAAATTGCCTAGGAGTATCTTTATGGACAGGACACCAATTCCAATCACCTGCATCTAATTTAAAATTATTAAAACAAGAATTACAAACATCTTTATTAATAATTCGTTCAACATTTGAAGTAAATTCTGTCCAATCTGCACTAAACCCTGATATTAATACTACAGGGTTTTTAATTGACCAAGATAGCCAAGCTAAACCACTAGATACACCTATATACATTTCTGAATGATATAATATATTAATTATATCTTCTATAGGATGATCTCCTGTGGCATCAATTATATTTTTAAATTTCTTTTGTAAAGGTAATTTATCTGTTTCCCAATTATCATTATATTTCTCTTTAGATATCATTACTACTTTATATCCTAAAACATTATTAATATAATTTATAATAGTTTGCCATCCCTCTGGATGATGCCAATATTTAGCACTTGCAGAAGCGTGAGGAGATATACATACATATTTTTCTTTCCATGGTTTACCTTTTATTTGATAGTTTATATCAGGTATAATTTCTTTATATTCTAATCCTAATATATTAGTTGCTGTTTGTTGTAAAGTAAATTGTTTTGGATCATAAGGTTGTTTAAATTTATCTAATTGATCATTATCATCGTAATACCAACCTATTTCATACATAGCATATAAATTAGAGACTTGGGTTCCAGGAGATACAAATTCTAATTCAGGGTATTTATCTTTAAAAAACTTATTCCAAAAAGTAGAAACTACTAAATGACAATTATGTTTCTTTTTAAATTCTAGAGCATAAGGAAACCAAGCTAAAGTATCACCTAATGCTTTAGAGCCAAAAGCTATATAAACCCTTTTATCAGAAGCATTATATTTGTGAGAATAAATTATTTCTCCAAAATTATCTTTTATTTGTATATCCCAATTTATAAAAAATTTATGAAATGTTTTACCCCAATGATTATTTTTTAAATTAACTGAGTATTCA